CTGTGGTTTCTGTTTGAGTAGTGGTTGATTCAAGTAACGCATATTCATAATCTATTTTTATGAGATTTCTCTCAGACTTTTTTTTAGCGAGTGTTGACGTTTCGGCATCGCCTGTGAGCCAAATTATTCCGGGTTCTTGATCTATTCGAATATAATCGGTAGTGATTACTGTTTCATCAACAGTCATTGCTCTTACTCGCATTATTGGATTTCTTTCAACTATCAAACGATTTGAAGTGTCTCCTTCGTGTACTTCTATAATTCGCTTAGGCGTAAAAGAAGTATTTAGGATTCTTTCAGACTCGTACTCAAGGTCATAAGCCAGGCTATTCATATCATCATCTGAAATGAATTTGTCAGTAATGCCGGACGCTGTGCGTACTTCAGCCGCTGTTATGAATCTTGGAGTTGGCATTTAGTTACCTTTTGTTTTTTTGTTTTCCTTGTCCAAATATTGAAACTGGTTTTTCTTTTGCTACTTCTTTAGGTACTTCTTTAAGTTTTTCTTTTGGTGCTTCTTTTGGTTTTTCTTTTACTACTTGAGTTAATCCTGCCTTAAGATAGTAATTACCATAAGTTACTGTTGAAATTGTTTCTCCAGTCTTTAAGGTTTTCCATTCTTTCGGGTTAGTGTTCTCTACACTTACTTTGATGCTTTCTTCAGTTTTGTTTTCGTGTATACTCATTCAAATACCTCCTTAAGTATCATAAACTATATATCCATGCCATGAATGTCCTTCTAAAAAAACATCATACATGCGAATAACTTTTGTATTAACAAGCGTTTCAAGTCTTGTTTCTAACAAAGCAACAACATCATCCATTGTTTCTTTATTCGTTACTGAATACCTTGTCAAAATATAATCGGTCATATTCTTATCCTCCTAAAAAAAATAAAAGAATTGAGGATTTCTCCTCAAAACAATTATCTAATTTAAACTATTGTTATTTCTCCAGATTCGTCTGCTGTGTGAGACTGTCCCCAGTTGTTTACTACGTGCATTGTAACAGGAATCTTTGCTCCAGTTCCTGCTGCTTTGAATGTTATTCTTGTTCCAGTTGTTGCTGTAGAACACCCGAAAGTGTTTCCGACTAACATTCCGACACAACCAGTTGCATCAATGTATCTTGCTACTGAACCAGAACTTAGTGCAGGCAATTGTGAAAAAGAGTTGTTTCTAATTATAACTCCATTAATTCCACTTCCTCCTCCAGTAAGATACAAGTTCACATCTACATTTGCTGCAGGACCAGAAAACTCGTTGTTTTCAATTATTACGTCCTGAGGTACGGTACTACTTGTTCCGACTAAAACAATATCAGCAACATTCTTGTAGAATCTGTTTCCAGATATTAAAACTTGCCAAGCGTTTCCTGTAGAACTCCAAGTTATTGCTCCGCCTTTTGTTCCATCGGTTGCATGCGCTTTACAATTCTTGAAATGGCATCCAGTAATAGTTGTTCCGAATGCTGTTTTTGCTGCGTAGTCATCATCAAGTAGAATTCCTCCACCAGTTGAACCAGCTCCATTAAAACCGAGGTTTGCAATTAAGCATCCTGCCGCTCTAACTGATAACATAGCTGTTGTTCCAGAACCTATTTTTATTTGTGGTAATCCGCCTTGGGTTCTTCCTCTACTTACTCCAATTATCGATAATCCTGGAGTATCTGCGCCGATAATTATTGTTTCAGCGTAACCAGTTGGGTCTCCTGTGTAATCAGTTATTGTTTTTGGCACTACGTAAATAGTATCATTTACTCCGGCTTTATTTACAGCTAAAGTAATTGTGTTTACTGCGTTAGCCCAACTTTTTCCGTCTCCTCCGGCAGTTCCACTTGTTCCATCAACAAACCAAACTTTACCGGGTGAATTTACTCCTGCAACTCCTTGGCTAAAAGTAACCTGTTGGTCCCATGTATACGGACCATTTCTATAAGGTGGTGCTGCAGGACCTCCAGTTCCTATTAATCCTTGTCCCATAATCTTGTCCTCCTTTTAATCAATCACATCTTCAGTAAGCGAAGATTATGAAAGTCCCGGTTTTAGTTACTGCACTTGAACCTACTGAATCTATTGTAAGCACTCCGCTTGAAACAGAAGTTGTTCCTGTTCCTGCGACTACTATACTTCCTTCAGTTGAATCTATGAAAGCAAGGAAACCAGTTATTTTGCTTGCTCCGTAATCTCCTAAATCAACTATCAAACTGTCTGTTGCCCAAACAAAAGTTTCTGGCACTTTAACTTGGATTATTTTAACGCCTGCATTTGGCGCAACTTCTTTTGTAACAACTCCTGCGGTTGTTCCGTCTGTAAAATCTACCATTTGTGATTCCTCCATTGTTTTACATTTTTCGAGGCTTTTTCAGGAGCCTCCTAACCTTAAACAAAACCAATTAAGCAATGTTGTCAATAAATGCGTTGAACGCAGGTGCTCTAAGCAATAGTGTTTCATAACCTTTAAGCATGAATTTTTCACTATCATTTACTTTAGCAAGTCTCTCGTAAGTCATATCTTGAAGAACTCTCATCTCGATATACTCCATATCTAAGAAAAAGATTTGCTTTGCTCCTGTAGTCGCACTCAAATATTGAGAAGGTACAAATGGAATTGGTCCTTGCATTGTTTCAACAACAACTCTTGCAGGCACTCCGAATCCAGCTGTTCCTGTCAATTGTGAAGGTGTGTATCTGAATTGGTCAAGCATCTTTGCTCTAACATCTTTCAGACTTGCGCTGTCACATCCTGCAATTGAAGGTCTTCCACTATCTGTGAACGCTAAATTTATTGCTGTATCAATATCAGCAAAATCTAAAGCTGCTGCTGATTTATCAACAACATTTGTGGTACTCTGTTGGTCTACAATACCATTAAATTGAGTTGCGTCTGTGTCATCGTCACCACTCCAGATTAAGTTTTCTTCGAGTTCCTTGTATGCTTGAGCTCTAATTAAAACTTGTTCTTGCATTGCATTTTGCGCAATTGGACTTCCAAACGAAGCTGAGTCAGTTCCTGTTCCTGCAGGATTCAAACCTTGCAACATGTAACTTGGCATTGAAGATTGAACAGGCCCAGTAACTCTACCTACGCTGTACAAATATTTAATGCTTGCTGTTTCTCTGCTAACAGTATCGCTAACATCAGATAAAGCTGCGTCTTCTGCTGCTGTTACTCCAGCTCCTTTTGCAGTAATTATGTTATAATCTGCAGTTAAGCCGATGTTTGTTACTCTTGGTACTAATTCAGCCCATGGAGTGAATTTTCTTGATCTATCCACAATCCTTTGGTCTACGTAAACAGGAATTAAATCTTTGCCTGCTGTTCCTGCACCCATTCCGTTTGCTGTAAGCGCTTTGAACTCTGCTTCGAGTCCTCTATCAAGAGCAGATTTCAATTCTGTTCTTTTATCGTAATACATATCATCTAACGCTTTTACTTCTACTCCTGCCTGGCCTGAAAAGGTTGGTGGCGAGAAATATTTATAACCATTAGGTAAGTTTCCGAATGAAACTTGGTAAGCTCCAGCTCCGTTTCCGTCTAACTGAGGCATAGCTCTTGTTCCTACTTCTGATTCTGTCATTTTCATTGTCCTCCTTTTTATCTTATTAAATCTACTGGTCCTTTTGACTCAGTTTCTTTTTCAGCATTTACTTTGTCGAGTTCAGTTTTACCATCGCTCAATATTGCCTTCATCTGTTCAGCTCTTGCTTTGAACTGTGGTGAAGTAAGAATTTTATCGTGTTCATTGACCTTGTCAACAACTGATTTCAGTTCTTCTTTGTATTTTTCTACGGCTTCAATCCTTGATTTAAGCTCAACATTTTCTTTTTGGGTTACATCGAGTTTTTCAATTAACGATTTAACCTCTGCTTTATTTCCTTCTGCAGGAGTTTCTTCTGCTTCAACTGGTTTTTCCACTTTTGGTTTTTCTTCTTCTACTTCAGTTTCAGCTTTTACTTCTGCTTTAGGTTCTTTATTTTCTTCTGTCATTAAATTACCTCCAGCTACGTTATTAAGTTCATCAAAATCTATGTTCGCATTTTCATCCAGGTCAGCCAACGATTTGAGAGCTACGTTTGTAAACGAAGCCTCGGGGTTTACCGGGATTCCTGAATAAGTTAAATTTAGAACTCCGACTTTATTGAGTAGCCTTGTTTTAACTCCATCAATTATACGGTGTATTGGTTCTAATGGAACATAAGCGAAAGAAAAGGAATGTAGAAAGCCACCTTCGATTGAGCCTTTTACTTCCTCATAGCGTTTACTTGCATTGTTTAATAGAGTTTTTACCCAAACTCCTTTTTCATCTCTGCGAGATTCAATTACTTTTGCAACAGGAATCTTTGACCTAAATTTTTCATAAGGTCCTCTGTTCTTAGAAAAGCTTTCATGCTCTACGTCTACTGTTACTTGCATGCCTTTAATTTGTTTTGCGATATCATCAAGTGCAGAATCAGTAATAATGTCATTGTACACGTCTCTGTCTCCAGTAGCCATGTAACCTTCAATAACGTCTCCATCAACGCTTTTAATTTCAGCATTAAAGAAATAGCTTTTTGCCTCTACTTCGTAATCGTTTTTGTTTACCCAAGCCCAAAATAAAGTCTCTCCTTTCTTCGCTCCATACTTTTTTATGAAGTTTTGTTTAGACTTTTCGTATTGAGGTTTTAGAGGCATACTGTTTAATAAAGCACAGACCAAGTATTTAAAACTATTGATTGTTTGTTATCTTTGTTCAACTTTGCAACCAGCACTGGTTTTAAAATATAATAATCCAGACAAGTCATCATTAATTGTAAGCGTCATTTTTTATCGCCTTTCACATTGAATACAAGAGTCGACCTGCATCCTACGTGAGCAGGCGGACTATCAAAAATATTTCCTTGGTACTTGAACTTTTCATTAATCCCAACTTTCTTACCATTTAAAGCTTTACAAATAATAGAAGTATCTTTATCGAGTTTTGCAAGCCATTCTTTTTCAATATCCAATCCAGATTGTCTCCAACCATCAAGACTTCCCATGTTCTCTGCACGGTTTGTTTCAGTCCTTGCAATTGCTTTGGCTCTATTCATTCCAATATCCATTACTGAACTTACTCTCTTAGCGAGTTTGTTCGTGCCTTCTCCTTCCATGATTCCTCTTTGAAGTTCCTGTCGAAGTTTATTCTTCATGTCTTCCTCGAGTCCTTTAACATTATCAAAAGTATAATTCTGTAAGAAGTTAAGCGCTTCTGCGTTAGGCATGAAGTTTCTTCCAATACTTTCAGCAACATCATCCATTCCGTTATTGTAGTTTGCCTTAATACTACGTTCTACAACGCTTTGTAAATCTCTTAAGTTAATTAGTGAAATAATTTTGTTTATTATCTCTCCGTCAATTGCTTTGAGACCATCAACTACCTTCATTCCGGTTTGTTTCTTTACAATTAGATTTATTTCTTTTTGTATAAGTGCAAATTGTTTTTTAAAAGCAGATTCTATAACAGAAGGACTTGCAAACCTTTCTCCTGATTTAAGAACTAAAGGACCTTCACTTGTCAGCGCTTTCTTTTCGACTTTTTTTTTACTTTGTCCTTCCTTGTTTTCCATCTTGTCTTCTTTCTCGAGATTGTCAGCGTTCTTATCAGTTTTCCTTGTGTTACTTTCCATCAAATCTTTTGTATTCTGAAACTCCATCATTGCAGGAGCAGAACCTTTAAGAGAATCTCCGTCTTCATGGGGTTCCATGTCAAGTTCGTCTGTTCTTATTTCGTTTGGAGTTCTTACTCCCATGTTAATATCCATTTGGTACAGTTGTCTCTTGTTCATTTCTTCCTGTAAATCGAACTTATC